CGTATCCCGCGCCGCTGAGGTTGCTTATGAGTGCGTTGCTGTTGTCGCGAAACGTGTTATCAATTGAGTATGCGGCGTAATCTGCGTCGAACTTGCTAAGGAATTGGCCGAACTTGCTTTTGGCGATTTTGGCGGAAAAACCGCCATAATCAGCGAGTTCCACCACAATGAAAGAGTCACAATATCGTTGGTATTGAATCTTGTTATCAATCTGCGGGGTGACGTTGATATTGAACGCCGCAAAATACGGGTTGGCCAAACTCACAGCGTTCGAGCACATGATAAGCCTAACTCTATCGTGCCACCTGTCTACCGTGTTGTAAAACTCTTCAAGCGCTGTGACCTCTCCTCCAAGATAGCGCATGTTGTCTGGGAAAATCTCGTCAAACAGTATGGTGCGCACACGCGGATACGCCACCGATTTGACTTGTCCGGCTTGCGAGAGTGCAATAAAATAGCCTACGATATGCCATACTGATTTCTTTTTCCCGTTTTTGTCCGTTATCGCGTCTCTGTCATCAGCCCAATGGCATTCCGCCTGATTGCCGTTAACCCTAAAGTCCAACTCGGGGTAACTGTCTGCGATATCGTTGAAAAAAGTTCCCTTGTTTTTTTGTTCCTCGGCGGTACGGCGCAGATAGATGAATTGCCACCGTCGTTTCATCCAGTCATCTATCATGAGTTTTTTGCCGCCGTAGGTTTTGCCGAGACCGCGTGCGCCGATGATGAATATCCACGGCGCATGATATGAAAGCACGCGCGTGTAATCATAATAATCATTCTCATTAAGAATTGTCATTCCATCAACCATAACCATAGTATATCACATGTGGATAAGTGTATAATCCTGTGGACAACTAAAAGTTCGGTGGGGCACTAGCGCCGTCCCAGACAACCAGCAGATTATACACAGTCCGGTACCGGCTCGGGTATTGCCCAAAAACACCGTCATTAAGTAGATTATCCAATAAACCGCCCAATGTGGTTGCTTTCGGTAGCGCTCCGGCGTATGCCGGGCCTTGATGATATGCCGACGCCCATAGTATCTGCATTTTGATATCATCATACACGCGGGGATAGCTGTTGTAGTCCGCCTCGAACTGGTTGCGTTGCCCCTGATGTGACTCGGGACGTTGCGCCCATGTTTTGAACGCCGCCGATTCCGCAGACGTTAGAGGGCGTGCAAACGTCCCGCCATCGCCCATGAGTGCCGCTATCTCGGGGCATGTTTTGGCAAACGTCTCATAGCCTGTCGGGTCGGCGGTTTTCATTGCGTTCAAAACGTCCAATCGCCTGTCAAACGACCATTGCGCAATCCCGATGCCTTGCATGTTGGCTAATTCTACCGCGTCCCATTGCAGTGAGCTTTCCACCGTGCCGATACAGTAGAGCGCGTAACTGCTTTTGCCGTTGCCTGTAGAAGGCGTGGCTTGGCCGCCCGAGTCACTGGGCGCTTCAGCACTGCCCTTGGCCGTCCATGTTTGGGCCGTGGCTTTGTAGAAAATCATAGTACCCGCGCCACTGTCGTTGTCGCGGTAATGATAAATGAGGTTGTCCCCTTGTTGTTGTATCCATACGTCACTGCTGGATGTGCTACCCGGGTTGTTCGAGCCGGTAGGGTTCGAGCCGCTGTCATTGTCGCCGCCGTCCGGCTTTTTGCGCGGGTGCAAATATCCGATATACGCTTTTTGCAATGGGAGTAGTTTATGCACGCTCGGCTCGGGGTTTTGCGTAACCACGTCGATATAATCGCCCTGTATTCCATCTACGACAATGGCCACGTGCGTTGACGGATAATCGGGATAGCAGACCTGCCATATGGCAACGTCGCCGGGCATAGGCTCCCATGTGTTATCTTTTTTCTCGAAAATCTCCCCGACTCTTGCGCTTACGGGATGATGCGTATATAGCCCCCCGGCCCAACCGGTGGGGGTGATACAATCCTGAACGCTACACCCGTACTCATCCATGCAGTACTTAGCCCACAAGTCCCAGCATTGTGGACCGTAATACCCGTCCATATCCCAGTAGCGGTTTTCGGTCTGTTTCACCCATGTCTTAAAGTCAACTGCCATACATAACAGTATACCCCGCCCGGCGCACCGAACGGGGTATATGTTTGCGTTTATCTGTGGAAAATCGGAAGCGTACCGACTACGGTAATCCAGCCCGGACCTCCGGAGCCGGTCGAGCCGACAATGTCCCAAATAGTAAAGCTCTTGCCGTCAAAGTGGACCGACACCGGCGTTCCATCATCCTTTGTGCCAATGAACGGAACCCAAGTACCCCACTTCGTCGCCCCATTGATTGTGGCTAACGCATTTCTGTCCCACGCGGTTTTATTAAGGCGTAGGTAAAAAAGCATTTGCAGTCCGGTAATCTGGGGGTAAAATTCACCGCCCGACGTTCCGGGGGTGGAAACATCGGCAATGACGGAATCCCTTCGCGCAGAGTCCGGGCCGCCCATGATTGCCGAAGCAATGTACTGCCCGTAATAGTTGGAACCGATGGTGTTGGGGTGTATGTCGGTCATCCAAGTACCGTTAAACATGCCCCATGTGATGCAAGTCGGGACTACGTGGCAATTTTTGCCTAAGCATCCTTCTTGGATGGTGTTAAGCTTTTCCATTTCTGCAAATGTCGGCCACGTGTTGTCCCACAGCATGGGGAAAACCCAGATTTCAGCGCCGGGGAACTTGCTTACGGCATTAGCGATGGTGTTGGCAACGTCGGTTGTCCCAAGAGAGCTGGGGTTATCATTACGCCCCCCGCCAATCACTACATATTTCACGCTTGATATGTTCGCCCCCAATTTGGTTGCGGCGGCGTCAATCTGCTGGGAGAACGTACTGCCGTCGCCGGTCGTGATGAAGCCGCTACCGCCTGTCGCAAAATTATGCAACGTCGTACCGAGGAGGCTTGACGCTACCGCCACCATAGAATCGGTGGCGGGCGTAGTCGTGCGAAAACCCTTAAAATAGCTGTCGCCAATGGCAACTAAAATATTTCGACTGTCGGTCTTAGGCTCGAATTTATCATCTGCCTGCTGACGGGTGTACACATTGGATGAATCGGCCTTGCCTCTGACAAGACCCACAATCTGCTGTGCCGTCCCCGAATATCCGCCCTGCTGGGTATATCGCGCGTCGGCCTGACTCCGCGTATACACGTCGGCGGTGTTAGCCTTGCCGCTGACCGTGCTGGATAACGAAGATACCGCGCCTTGCAGTGTGGTCAGGTCGGAGCCTTCTGCCTTACCATTGATTGTGGACATAAGATTCTGCGCGGTCGGCACCGACGTGATGCCGAGCGCGTTGAAGTAAGATGCCTGCTTGGCAATATCGGTCTTGTTGGCCTGCGCAAGCTCCTCCGCGCTGTCAGCCGATTCCTTGGCCTGCTGCGCCGCCGTGTTCGCGTTGTTCGCCGCTGCCGTCGCCGTGGTGACGTTGGTGGCGTTGACGTACATTTGATTATCGATTTTCGTCATAGCGTCGGTGAAATCGCCGCGCCATGACGGGCGGTCGTTTGGATTGTCGCCAAACGTCGGTAGATTGTAGTGTCCGGTATGCTGTGTGGTGGACATTGTTATTCTCCTTTTTCTAGGCTTCAACGGTGCCGACGCGGACAATGCCGTTCACGTCCTTGTACATCGAATCAAGTTCGGCCGCCGTCAATCCGAGCGTGCCGGGCTGTGAGGCGGTTTTATCGACCTTGCCCGCAAGTCCCGAGGTGAGAGCGGAGGAGGTGGCAAATCCGCTCACGTCCGGGATGTCGGTTTTCTTGGCGATGGTGCTTGCCACGCCCAGCGGAGAGCCTGACGTGCCGTTGCCGGTAAGGTCGGCAGTGTGCGACACTGACGTAAGCCCGCCCGCAGTGGCAGATGCGATATCATCCGCGTTCTGCTTCATCTGCGCGTCAATCCTCGCCATGTCGCCGTTGTAATCAACGAGCCATGTAGGGCGGTCGATGCCGACAAACTGAGAAAGATTATAGTTTTCGGTATGGTTGGTCGCGGTCATTGTTTACTCCTTACTGTCAAAATTGTTGGCTGTTGGATTGCGTTCAACATAGCGTGCATCCGCCTCTGATTGCGTGATGAACGACATGTCGGCGGGTGGATTCTCAGGCATGCTCTTACCGTAGGGGAATTGTGAGCGTCCGGGAAAATCGCCCGGGACGCAATTATCCACGGCGGTTGCCTTCAAGTCATATTCGCGGGCATTAAGAGTAAGCCCATCGTATTCCTGAGCGGTGAGCCGCATACTATCGTAGTCGCCCCAGAAAAGTCCATGATTGCGGGAATTGTCGTACATGCCGCCCAACACTTGCCCGAGCGGTTGCACGGTACCGTACACTGGGGAGGTTGCCACGCCCTGCTGTTCCATTTCATGAATCAGAGCCAGCAGTTCCGCACGCAATGCGGCCATAGCCTCGTTAAGCTGGGCTACGGTATCCGCAAGAGCCTTGTTCATGGATGTCGTGAGGTCGCTAGTGGTCTCCTCCAGTTTGCTCAAATCACATTGAAGGGTATCGAGATTATGGCGCAAGCATTCAATTAACTGTAATGTGGTCAATCCGTCTCGATACGTGAAAGGAACGGACGTGGGCACCCCACCAAACAGGCGTTGCCGTGGAGTCAGCGCGTTAATGGCAACCATGATTACTCCCCTTCTCCGTAGTTATAGCAGTTACTAAAAATAGTATCATACGACCCCCAGACTTGCATGAAACAGGGTTCAAGCGAGTGTATGACCTCCATATCCACGTTGATAATCGCATTGCGATATTCGATAATGAGGCTCATTGCAGACTGAGACCGGCCCGACGTGTGGGATGAACTACTGCCGTCTGTCGCGTCGTGTTGCCATTCCGTGCTGGAGGTGCTATGCGATTGCGACGTGGTATCTTGCGCGCTATGGCTACTGCCGTCTGTATCCGCTTGCGCCTGATTGGCGTGAGTCGCATACCGAGCAAAATCACCTTGCACGCCTGTTGCCGGAACCTCAGAATCATATGACTGGGACTTGGTGCTACTTGAACTAGTGCCGTCCGATGTGCTTTTGGTCGAACTATCCTGAGACGCGCTGGTCTTGCCGCTGGACTGGGCTACCGTGTTGGACGTGTTTTCGCTAGTCATTTCCACGGTGTTCAGTGGGTCGTATTTTAACGCTAGCGTCCGATAACGCTCATTAAAATATGGCATAATCTGACTTAATGTCATGCCTAGGTAAAAAACAAACTGTTGCACTGTCTCTTGGCCGATTTCACGCAACATGTAATTTTGGCAGATTTTATCATTCAGCTCAGCTCTATGGGCTTCGTCAAAAATCGGGTAATAATCAGAGGATAAATGCAGTTTATCATCAGTATTATAGCCCATGTCAATAACAGCGCCGAGCGTGGCCGTATACTCGGAGGGCACGCGCGTACCCCACTTGCTTAGGTCTTGTGTCATGCCACACCGCCTATTCCGTTTCCAAGGGGGTCTGTCGAGTCAACTGCTGTAGTGGTGTTGCCGCTGGATTGCGTATTATCAATCGCGTTCGGCACACCAGAACTTTGCGTGTCCGCGTATTCCACCCATACGTCTAGATTATACATCCTGTTAATCAGTCGTGCGCCTTCCTGTCGCGCCGTCAGGAAAGCGAGACGGAACATGTCTGTTTTTTCGTTGGCCTGAGCAACCTCAGCACCTATCAAACGTTCCTGTTTTTCCGTCCCGCTGGACTGAACGCCCAGATAACTCAATGCCTCATTAGTCACCTGTGTTTTTTGTTGAATGAATTTGTCCAACAGATACGGTGTCGTGTTGGGCCATGGCTGGAACATGCTGGATGGGTCGAGTGAATCATAGCCGATGATAAACGATTGCCCGTCTTGCTGTTGCTGTAGAATGTTTTCTACCGTGAGCTTGGTACGTTGGTCGGCAGTAATGAACGTCGGCAGTTTCAGCCCGTCCAAGTTGACTTGATATGCCTTATCGATGTCTGCTAAACGCCTTGCGTACATCCAAAGTATGTCATTGAACGACCATCTCATACGATTATCCCAGATGGGCACGCATTCATTGGCCGCCGAGAGAACCTTGTAATGATAGTTAACTCCAACCGGCGAAAACTCGGTCGGGTTATTGTAGAGATTCAAGCGTCCCTGACAAGCCGCCTGAGTCGCCAAAAACGAACCGATACGCCGGTCGTAGAAAAACAAGCAGAGATTATAGTCTAACAGACACGTCTCCATCCAACGTTCATCTACGGTGGGGGGTAGCCCATGCCATTTGAACCGGTTCAGTGCGAGCTCGCGCAGAAGATGATAGTACATGTCATCAAGGGCGACGGCGCGCATTTTGGCATAATTACCACTGGGATGAACGCCGCCGCCCCTACGATTCTGATTTTTTCTCGACCTAGACATGTCTCCAGTATATCACTAGAATGAGATGCCCGGCAATGGGTCGTTATCCGCCCAGTCGGTCACTCCGATATCATCCGGGTTAGTCCATATAGTAGTCCCAGATTCGAACACGCCTTTAATGGTCTGCCGATACTGTTCGGGCAAATCACCTCGCACGTAACACTCTTGCATTTGCCAATACGAGAACTTGGTCATACATTCCAGCGATTGCGGCGGCGTGATGAAACGCTGGACAAAATACCCGTAGCGCAACATGTATTCTCCGACGCTCCGCAGAGCTGAGGGTGCGCACGTCTTGAATCGAACCAACACCCCGACAATACCGTTAGCGAGATTGAACCCGTCCCCACCGATAGCACCGGACGTGGTAGGGGGCGTCAACTGCATTTGCTGGACTTGCGCATTAATGCCAGCGATAGTGTTCTGATAGTCGCCAAACGCGGAACGTTGCGCGTAATCCGCGTTCATATCCGCCATATTTTGGGCCAACTGGTTTGAAAGCGCTGTAGTCTGAGAGCCGTACGTGTTGGCCTGACTTGTCGTGGCCGCGTTAGTGCTCAGAGAATTTGCTGTGGAGAGTTGGGCGGCGGTATTGTTGATACTGCGGTTCGCTTCAGTGTTGACGCCATTCATAACCGCGCCGCCCAGCGCGGACACTGCCCCCCCGACATTGCCCGAAGCGGCGGTACCCGCCACTCCGACCACACCGTTAACTACGTTATTCAGCTGTGCGAGGTCGGCTCGCTGATTGTTGATATACGTCGTGTTGTCCAGACCGGCGTTAAGAGCTGTCGCTTGAATCGCGTTATTGGCGTTGCGGTTGCCGATAGCGAGTTTGTTGGCTTGGGTATTGTACTGGTTTTGCATGGCAGTAGCCGCAAGAGACTGGCTGATGCCCACCTGCGCTTTTTGGTACGCCCAGTCAGCGGACTGTTGACTGTAGGAACGAGTGTAGGCACTGTTCGCCATTGCCAACTGGGCACCATTGTTGACTATCACAAATTGAGGAAAATTGCTGATGCCAAACGCGGCGTCCAACATTTCTCCGCTATCAATGGGCAACCCATTGTTTTTACCAAGTGAGGCAATCTCGCTTGCACCCGCCTTATTGTATCCAACCGGGTAAAAGTTCAAGCGCGCGCCATTGGGCGCGTAATTATGCACCTCTCTAATAACCAGATTATCGCTTTGGATGTTTTCGGGCTTGTAGGTGATATTTGTACCGTTCAAGCAAGAGCATTCTACAGTGGAATAGGGGTAGCATTTGAGTTTTTTAAGGTTTTTATAACGTTTAGGGATATTAAAATTATCACGAAAGTCATTAATGGTAATAATGTCTTCATATCTGCTGGCCGCATTTGTGGCCGACTGGGGGAAACGGTAGATACGATTATTCAATTCCGGGGGGAGTGTTTTCCCGAATAGCTTATCTACGACATAGCCGGATTGATTAAGAAAGTCATCATCTAAAGAGGGTATCATGTACATGTTTACAATACCCTGTGTTATCCATGAAAAAGTAGAGCCCACTCCCATAAACACTCGGATAGACTGGATGTCCTTAAAGTACAGTATTTCAGCACCGTTGGCCATGTTCTCAAACAGAGAGCCGCCCGCAGTAGTGAGAGACGGTTTTTCCTGACTGCCTGCGTCCGCTGACAAATCTACCGTGCTCACGACAATTACGCCGTAATTCAGATTTTTCCCGTCCATGCTGATAAGAGACTTATATTGTTGGTTTACCGTCACCATTTCACTACCGGTGTCCAGCCCCTCGGGTAGTGCGAGACAACTACGTCCATAATCGGTCATCTGGTTTTCGTTGGCAATGCCGATATGCCCTCGCACCACATAGCATGACCCAAACCTAAGTACATGCTGGAATGACTGCCAAACGTCCAATTGCACGGTGAGCTGAGTAGTGTACGCATTGATGTAGTCCACGTGGTTGATGAAATAATACCAATATCGCGGCGTCTCTAAGTCGGGATAATCGTTATACACCACGACATAGTTGTAGTTGGATGCCTCGTTGAATGGCAGTTCGATGCGCACGGGTTGGCCGAACATGTGCATGACTCCATGCACCCTGTCGATGCCGGGCTGTCGGTCGAACCATTCTTGTTGTTTCTGCGGTGATTCGAACCGTGCTAGGTCACGGTAACTGCTATCCCACGGCACGTTACAGAGTTTCAACGACGTGTTGGGCGTCCATTGAGCCCAGTTGAACGTCGCCTCGATGTTAGGGTTGATATCTCTCAGCATACTATCCCTTTCATAAAAAGAAGGGAGTGTTTCACGTGAAACACTCCCTTTTATTATATCGCAGATTAGGCGACCGTTACAGTGCCTTGACCACTGACACCGAACAGCGCGGCGGTCAGCTTGGTGGAACCAGTAGCCACGCCGGTGACTAGACCGGTATTGTCCACTGTTGCCGTCGCAGTGGCGGCGCTAGTCCACGCGGCCTGTTTGGTCACATCGATTTTACGGCCGTCAATCATCACGGCGGTGGCGTGCGCCTGACCTGTCTTATCGGTCTTGACCGAAACGGCGTCAACAGTAATGGACGCGACAATACTCGGACTAAACCCGATAACACCGTCTCCAACCACGGGCACGTCAAGCGACGCACTCACCGTGTTCGGCACTTCGGGGGTCGCCGGGTTGATGTAATCGGCAGTCGCCTGTACCGGGATAACGGTATTGGCTTCATCGATGCCGACCACCAATACGCCGGTCGGGCTAATATACGTCCATTCTGAGAGCTGCTTATCAGTAGCGCCGATAGAGTATTTGACCGCGCCCGAACGCCATGATGCCTGACCATCATTGGTAATGGTAGTGTCAGCCTCGACCTGTACCGCGCCGCCACGTGCCACGCTCTCCGGCGTGGTAGCACCCTCACCATAGGCGGAAAGCTTCAGCGCGAACTTCGGCGTGGTTGCGGCGGTACCTGCCGGCAGCACAACGCTATCCGTAGAACCGACACCATTCCAGAACAGCACGGCCGGGGCGAAACCGGACACCGAAATAATGCGTTGCATGTGCAAGTAGTTGTTGACGCTGTTAATGTTGACGGGGTTGGTCTGCTGGGTCATTTCCTCAATGACTGGGATATCAATGAGGAATTTATCAGTGGTGAGAATCGCCTGAACACCGTTGATGCCGAACCTATCTTCGGGCACAACGATAATGCGGTCGATTGTCGGTTCCGCGTCGGTACGGTGGAACACGGTAGCGAGACCCTGAACGTCCAAAGCGGACTTGACTTCGGGAGAACAGAACAACACCAATTCTTCGGGCTTGGCAAACGTGGGCATGTGACGCGCATTATATCGGGTCGAAACAAATTTGAGACTGTCGGCCCAAGAGCGAATCTGTCGCAACAATCCGCGCGCCTCGTCCTGAGTACTAGTCATCTTGTTCAAGTCAGCGTCCATGTGGACACGCCAGTAACCACCCAGTCGCGCGTACTGCGGAAACATGTGACACATGGCTTCGAAAACGTCAACTTCCGCCGCATTATAGCACGACTGGATAAGCTGAGAGGTCAGCGAGGAGAGGCCATTGTCAGACGTAAAAGCACGGCGGAGAGTCTTATCATCGGTAGTAACCGGGTAAAAATGCGCAAAGTCGAGACGGTGATAGAGGGAGTCCACATCAACTTTCCACTTGCGGAAGTTGTCGGCACCGAGGTACTCGGCGTTTGGGTCGTACACCTGTGCGAGCGGCATACCCACGGCGATTTCTTGCCACGTGTCGCCATACGTCTGTGACGCGCGGGTGAACACAGAAAGCGGGTTCGACCATTTCCACGTGTGTACCATAGTGCCGCCGATGCGGTTAATCAGCGAAGAATAAAACTCGTTCTTCAGCTGGGTGCTGGACATGAGCGTAGAAACGGTGATGTCCATATTGCTTTGAGTCGCGGCGGGGATACGGCGCTGGTATTCCGGGCTGGACTCGTTGCGAATCATGTTCAACAGCTGGACATTATTAAAATCGGTGAGCGGCCGCAACGTCTGCTTATTGGTCACATTAGGGGTTGCCATTAGTCTTCATCCTTTTCGTAGAGGTCATCAAAAGTGAGATAGGTGCCGTTAGCGTCATCATCGGTGAGCGCGTCGGCTTCATCGGGTAGGTCGTTGGACTCGTCACTGCCGCCCAATACCGTCTTGGCGTTTGCGGCCTGAATTTCCGCAAGAGTCTGAGAGATTTCCGTGATAGCCGACTCCAGCGCTGTAATGCGTGCGTTCATGTCGCTATCGGTGTCGGCTTCGGCCGGATTGGCGTCCTTGTCGGTATCGTTGTCCTGTGTTTCCGGGTTCTGCTCGGGCGGGTTGTCTTCGACGTCGCCGTTGTTGTCGGTACCGGGTGGCATGGTGTCGGCCGAGGTGGTGTCGGTTTCGTCGTTGTCCATGATACTTCCTTCCGTTTAAGGCATGGCCCCAATAATGGGGCCATGCAAATGATGTAGGTCATGCCGAGACTCTTACTGCACCTAGGGTATGGCATACCATTTTACATCCCCATACCGCGCATTACCGCGTGCCACGTATGAGGGCTAGCGTGTCAATTCAAGGAGCATGCCCCGCACATTTCTTATTATAACACAAATTCCTGACCGTAGTCATTCATGAGCCTATTCCCCGCGAGGAAACTGTCATACGGTATCGCGTCACGGCGTTTGACCCCGGACAATCTCATGACGGTACCGCCCTCGATGGTCTCCCCGCAATATTTGCGCGGCCCCAATATTCGCAGTCGCCTGTATCGGTAGTCGTTTTTCCATGCGCCCAGCTTGCTTTGGCTAGCCTCGACGCCATGCGGCGCGTCCAATCCAGTCACTATCATACTGTCAGTGTCGGCATATATAACCCTGTCTTGGTTCTGGTTTATCGCACGTGTTAAAATCTGCCGCCCATAGGCGTTAACATACGCGGCTACCGGCATATACGCGAGCGACGCCAAAGCGTTAGCCGGTTTCACATCAAACCGCAACTCATGCGTTGATTCATCCAAAACGGGTTCCATCATGGGACGGTTGATGCTTGCGCCGAACTTTCCCACCAATGAGTTAAGCATGAGCTTGGCGATACGTTTTCGAGTGCCTGTCTCGGATTGTTTCACGTGAAACCATTCATCAACATACGCCTGAAAGTGCCCTTGACTTTTGCGGAACTTCCAGCCACCTTGAATCTCATATATGTCAACATCATAGTTTTCGCGTAACGTCTGTTGGTCTACGTCAGTCAGCGGCATAGTGACCACGCCGAACGTGCTTGGTAGTCGGACGTGCTCGAACCCCCATAACGGCAATAGGTTTGTCAGCGTCGGGCATTTGTCCTTTTTCAACGTGGCGGCAAATGATATGATATCGATATGTAACGGCATGGTTTTGTCCGCCTCATATTTACCGTCGTACCATTCCTGCGTCCCATATGGTAGTGGTAAATTGCGCATGATATACGGGTACAATGAGTTCACGTCCCAGCTAGAGCATTCAGCATATTCACCCGCTTCGGCCTGTAAGTATGCGCCAAAATAGCTAGCCCGCATACACTTATAATCCGTCTCGTCCAATGGCGGGAATTTTTCCCGGAACCTACGATAATCGCCGCCGATGTAATTGTTCATTGCCACCGCGCCTATGGTCGTGCCTTGCAGTTTGTGGGCCTGTAGTGACTGGGCTATGTTCCACGTGGTTCCAAGGTCACTGTCTCCCCCAAAATCGGCCGCGCTTTCGGCAACCTCATTGTCACGTGTGATATTGCGCACGTCTGCAAAATCAACAATGGTTTTGTCCCAGCGTATAGAGAGATTGTAAAAGTGGCCGCGCGTGTCAAACGTTCCGCGTATCCCGTTGGATTGCGGCGACGTGGCGTGAGGCAATATTCGAAACAAATCAGTCGCGAGTCGTTCAATGTCAGACCAACCATGAGCGCAATAAACGCGCGTATTGCAATCGCGCTGAGTCAGTTGCATTACCGTATTCGCTGAAAGTTCCATTGCCCCCAGTTCGTTGTCCAGTAGTGTCGTACCGTCGGTAGCCGCCGCCAAACGTACCGCCATGATACCTCATTTCATTTGTTCTGCCTGAGTCAGATAGTCCGCTATCTGATTTTTTACGTCGGGCATGGTACCCGCATTTGTCGCCCATTTTTTCTGATTTTCGTCATAATGCGTACTTTCATCCAACAGGCTCATAAAGGGCGTGTTTTCGAGTAACCAATTTTTAGCCCTGTTGCTAAGTCTACTATATCTTGCGGCGATTGTCACGCCCATTGATTCAAGCTTTTGCTCGTACACACCACTGCGATAATCGAGAGTCAGCGGCCGGAAATTTTCAGAGCGTAGACTGCTGGGCAAAAAATCACGCAAATCAATCGGCCTCATCCCGGCAGCGCCGGCATATGCTTTGATGTATGCTTCAAGTTCATCACGTCGGCCGTGCCTGATTTTTTCGCGTACCCATGTTTTGTTCGCCAACACGTTCTTGCGACTTCTGATTAGATTGTCTTCGGGTGTTTCGTGTATGATACGGCCGCCCAGCACTTCAAACGGTGACTCTCCTCTTGATTCGAGGTCACGCAATTCACCCACGGTGTACTGTTGCATATTAAAAGCGTTATACTGTTGCGCACGCTTGATTTTCTTACGCGCTTGGACACGTCTACGCTGTTGCTGTCGTAGAGTTTTGCGGCGTTTCGGCGGCGCGTTATCAATCTGCTCGTCTGTGATTAATGGGCGATTAGCCAACTCTCTGTCAAGCTTGGTGATAGTGACGTCCGGCGTGGCTTGGAAAATACGCGCGTCCCTTGCGCGTAACGCCTCTTGCTGTTCTTCAACCTTTTGAGCTACTCTTCCGGCGACTTGTTCCAGCTGTCGAACTGTCAGTTTGCCTAGGTTTCTATCATTGATAGCGGGGACGCGTCCGGTGGAATAATCGCGCAGACGTTCGTTCAACTGCGCTTGCTGAGAGCGTGCGCGTATGGTTTCGCGTCGCTGTTGACGCTTGTTGTTCCTACCTCGTTTAGCCATACGCCCCCGCTTTCCGAGATTAAATAACCCCCTATGCCATAACTCATAGGGGGCTAGTGCTTGGCGGCAGTGTGAGCTTTCTAGCCCACTCTGCCTAGTATATCACTTGGACTCCTTGGAGTCCAGTACCGGTTCGATGTCAAAGAATTTGTAACCGGAACGCGCCTTCTTCTCGACCACCTTCATAACAAATGGTTCGTCCCACTTATCCGGCGTGCCGAAAATCGAGAACATAGTGCCGAACGAACGCGCAAGAGACGGGGACGTAGCGGTAAAGTCGCCCTCTTCGGCGTGGATAATCACACGGGTAGACGGATTCAATTCACCGGTTTTCTCGTCCGCAACCTCGATAGCTTGCGCGGCCACGTTAGTGACGTGCAAGACTTCATTCAAATGTTCATCAATCTTATCGCTGGACTGTAGGGCCGCGTAGAGAGCGAGCTTGCCTTCCATTGTTTCGGTGTTGAAAAAGTGGGAGAGCGCGTTAGCGCCGTTAGCGCTGAAGTTGTTGCCCTGTGCCACGGTGATATCGGTATTGGTGTTGTCAGTCATAATAATTATGCCGCCTTATCTTATTGTTGGTTGGTTATTGTTATTATTCTTCGGAAAGGATATCATCTTCAACCACGGTATCAATATCGTTGATACCCTTGTAGTCGATAATGGCATCTTCTCCAAACTTGCAAATCTTATAATACTCTTCATCTTCGAGGGTGGTCAACTGCGCATGATATTCAGCACTGGTCGGCAACATGTTCTTATTCAGTCGCTTAGCCTTCTTCATGGCCTTTTCTGCGGAACGACACGCGCCATCAACAATGACTTCGATATTTTCGAGTTCACCGTTCTTGCCACGCTGGACACCCTTAACCACGGAGTAGTTTCGAGTTCGCTTAATCATATTAGATACCACCTCACTGTTTGTTGGTTATAATGTTTTGATTCATAGTCCAAAGTGCTATGTCTTTATCATTATAAACTTCATCTGTCAAACTGTCAAACGATTTGCAACATTTTTCGATAATAAAATCATAGAAAAAATCGTTATCCCAAAACTTTTTCATGCTGAAATCGTATCCACCTTTAACCCACACCACGGCACACCACGCTATCAAGCCGGGGACAATAATAAGCCCATCCAGAGTGACTATACCGTCCGACCGGTTCTCAGCGTCCTTGAACCCGTCGCCGGGTTTAAGAGTCGCGCAAACCTCAGCGGCACGCAAAATACTTTCCCGATATGAGGTCTGAGGGCCTTTGCTTGAGTAAAATCGACCCATAAGAGCAGTGGCCCGGCAAAACGTCTCCCAGTCGCCATGCTCTGCATCACGGAACAAGCTGGCGACATACCGTTTCACGCCTTTCAGTACACGACTTACGCGCTTATCGTTTAGAATATCATCGTTGAAAGAGTTTCGCGCTACCGGTGTGCTATGAGACTCGCTAAAATCGCGCGGCCATATGTTCAGCATCATACCCCCTTTTGTAAGCAGCCTTATACGTTTCTACAAAAATCTTCGGAATTGACTTATCATAATCATCATACCTATTATCATGCATGTAGTCAAGCGAGCCGCGCAACTCACCCAAACGCCCAAAATAGTTTTTAGCAAATTCATCGAAAATCATCACACCACCTCTCCGCGTTCTTCAAGCGTCAAACTCAGAATAAACTCCATCCTTTCCCGAGCTTCATCAATACGGTAAGGGCCTTCAACTACCGGCACTACCTCAACGATATCATCATACCGAGCGTAAAACCTCAAATAAAACTCATTAAAACCGCCACTAACATTAGCGTACTCTTCAACGTCTTCGTCACACGTCGCACCCTTGCGCAATGAGTGAAAAACCACGCCCAAGTCACCAGTAATACGCTCCGCTTTCAACTTCAACATGACTCGGCCAACTCCTTACGATAATACTCACTATTATACCACACTTTATCAATGCGGTACCCATACCGACTATTATGAGGCTTACCCAACTGCCTCCGAACATAATCAGTCGCCGCCTCATAAGAGTCATGCTGACAGAACATAACCGGACATCTTGTCTCGCTATCATACACAGTCACTTCAAACACTACAACAATTCCATCCATCACAAATATCCTTTCAATCCTCATACTTCTTCAGCAAAAACGACGAACAACACAATAGGTTAAACAATAAAGCGCCCCGGTCGATATCATTATGAATCTCACAAACAGACCCATTAAACTTGATATAACGCTTACCGTCTTCAACATACTCTTTCACTGACACACTATATCGCATTATCTATCACCTTCACTCTTTTCAACAGAAGCACTCAGGACGCTCAGAAACAAACCTCATCAAGCGATAAACAAAGCCCACCATATTGTCCATAGCCGAACAAACCTCGCCAGAACAAGAATCATACGTTTCAGTGAAGAATTTTACAATCACAAAC